GAGCGTAAGACTGAGGCGGCATCCTACGGTTTCTGTATCAAAAATATCGTCTGCCAATTTTACAGTTTGGCGGTCTGGTCAACGAGGGCTTTTACAAGCCCATCCCCTTTAGGGGTGGGTAGTTGACCGTTGATATACCATCCATACTTGAACCTGATGACATGGTACCTACTTCACGTAAACCTGCAGAGACTCCAGCGCCTGCAACTGTGCCGATTAATTGATTATTAGCAGATCGTCTATTAAATGCGTTTTGAGCATCAAACGTTGCTTTACGCATACTTGAAGTAGCAATATCCCCCATACTGGCTAATGACTCTGATTTTTGTCCCATACCAATAGCAGTAACATCCTGTAGGCCTGCTATATGCTTATCTTGTTCTGATGTTTGAGCACGATTAACCGTATCGGCTTGTTCTATCGCTTGCTCAGATGATATGTCAGCCATTGTTTGCTGATATTTACTACTGCTTGGATCAATACCAGAAGCGGCTAATTGTTTATCTGTTGCACCACGATAATCACTGAAATTTTTAGCATAGGCCAAACCGGTATCTTGTTTTGTTCTAGCCATATTCGATGAAGAGTTATAATTATCGACACGTTGAATGAAAGTATCTTCAAAACCTTTTAAATCGTTTTTATAGGTATTCCATTGTCGATTAGCGACTTCTGCTGCTGATTTTTGTGCGGTTGTCTCTTCTACTTTATTTTTACCTCCACCACCCATATCAACTCCTTATAATGGTTTGATAAAACGCATAATTCTATCGCCATTGGTTAATTGCCAATGTTGCTGCTCAAGCAAAGGAACTAAGCTTTTCACAACGGTATATAACTCTAATCCTGTTGCACCGATTTCACGAGACAACTGCTCAATCATATTTTGATAACGTTCAATAGCATTACCACCCCAATTAAAGGCAAACATCACATTCACAGTCACTACACCATTTTCAGATAACGGTTGCAGCACAAAAAAACCATCTTCACCCACAAATAAAAAAGCCCTATCACTTGATAAGGCTTGGTCGATTTCATCTGAAAATTGATGATAGTTACGCTGTTCTGTTGATCTAATTATAAGGAGTAGTTTATCTCGGTATACTGACCACGTTTCTTGTTTTATATTCATAGGAAACCTTTAATTATTATCAGACATTACCTAAATTTAAATATTGATTATAATAATCAGGATTAATTGTCGGTATTTCAGGAATATTTACATAATATTCCTTATCTTCAAATGCTGGTGAGTACGATTCTTGAGTGTGTAATAACTGTCTTAAGCTGGCAATGGATGATCCCATCATAAAAAAATGTTGCTGAACATTGCGAAAAGCAATAAATGAAAATCCTGAATACGTGGTTGGCACTGCAAAATTATAATTATGTACAGGCACATTATTATTCGTATTATTTGAAATAAATGATGTGATTTTTAGTGGTGGGCGGTAACCAATAAAAGAAGTGTCCCCCTTCTCATTATAAAGCTCTAATCCCCACTGACTTTGTGGTAAGTATTTTGCCGGAACAAAAACATAGAATACAAATGTTTGCCTAACACCAAATAAACCATTGCGCTTACTAACGATTTTTAATCTATTTTGATGATAAATAGAATAAACATAATTAGCACTTCGTGATCCAATCGGATAGCGTCCAATTTCTATTGCCGTTGCAAAAACAAGTGGGTTCCAATGTTCTGGAATATTAAACAATGATGTTAACTTCTCACTATGATCGACTGTAGATGAAAGAATCACTCTCCCCCAATAATGGTAAGCCATTTCATCTCCATAAATAATACGCTGGCCACGTGTATTATTTATTTCAAAACCAAACATTATTATGGCCGGCTGGCAAAACAATAAATAAACCCATGACCAGAACTCCCCATAGTAGAATAATTCACATTATGGCCACGAACATAAACGGATGCGATGGTTCCCCCTGTATTAATCAATACCACCTTAAGAGCACCATTTATGCCACCTACATAAAATGATTTATTCTGTGCCCCAGCAATAACAGCATACCGCCGAACAAAATTAAAAGGTTGATAATCACTAATAACCTCACCACCTAAATCATCTTTTACAGATAAACCATAACTCATGACAACCTCCCCAATCGAACTCTTAAACGACCGCCATCCCAGACCTCCAATCTATCGCCAACAATCTGCAATCGACTTCCTGAACGTGCTGAATACATTTGCAGTCGCTCAGTTTCAATCGTGCCATTTGAATGTATTTTTGTGTAATAACCACCAAAGTGTCCACCATAACCAAACCCAGCCCACCCTCCAGTTACCTGTCCGCCATTAATAATCGGAGAATTAATACTAATCCCAACTTTCACCTTATCAGCAACAATCGTTTGTGCATTCAATATCTGAATCGTGGCTTTTTCAATGAATGCTTTAGGAATAATAACGTTACCTTTATCTATGGAAAAAAGAGGCTGAGTGGATCCGCCGTCAACATTAGGATCAAATACAATAAACTGACTCGCAGATACTGCAACTTGAGATATACCGTTACTGTCAGCAAGAATACCAATGCCAGCCTTAATATCACCCGCTTGCGCTTTAGTATTCCACATGGCTTTATGTGCCGTTGAACCATCTTTATTAATAGTACTTATTGCCTGGCTGTGTTGTTGAACCGTGGCAGCAACACCATTAAGACTCGATTGAACTGTATTGACTTTATCAGCGACAACTTTGTCTCGTTTAGCCGTTACCTTATCAAGGGCAGTAATTGCACCCGATAGCGCTTTATCTCCTGACTTATACGCCGATTCAACATTACTAACACGTTTAGCTAGTGCGCTATCACCATCAGAAACTGTTTTCGTCAAAGTAGTAACAGCAGCATTAGTCACGGTATCAGCACCTTTATAATCAGATTGTACTTGCTCAATTTTTTGCGCAAGTGCCTGATCTGCCGTCGTCAAAACTTGAGATAGACTAGAAATGGAACCGGTTAATATTGCATCTGCCGCTTTATACTCATTTTCAACTTTTGCAATGGTGTTATTCAACGTATTTTTAGCATCTTTAATCGCTGCATTAGATACCTTATCACCCTCTGAAATATCAATGACTAAAGCTTGGATTAATTCAGATTCTTTCATCTGCTTACCAATATCATCAATAATATTGCTGAGATTCTGACTAGTAGAAACCTTCACTCCCTCAATATTATTGTACGGCCCCGCAATATCATTGATATTAACGAACCGACACCAGTAATAGAAAGTAGAACCCGGATTAACAATATCGCCAAAGACAGTGGCGGGTGTGGTCGCTATCAATACAGCTTGATCTAAATATGGCGCAGAACCATCTTTATTAGGTGAAGCTCTCCACACTTCAGCATGAGCGAATCCATTAAACGTTGGATTTTCCCACTCCAACATAATGGCACCAAACCCACCAAAAGCAGCAAAACCAACAGGTGAATGAGGAACATCAACAGGCAGATTAATATCTGGCCTTATAGGAGGAACAGGTTTAGGAATAACGGCTCCATTACTATTCCTAGTAACGTTGATTAAACCTAGGCTAGCAAGCTCACGCATTGTGATTGCACGATCTAATCCATTACCGCGTTGCCCAGTTAATAACTCGATGTTTTCTTGTATTGCAGCACTATCACGTCCTCCACGAAAACCCGATTTCGTATTATTCTTTGGGGGAACCATTACATTAGCTCCTGCATAGAACTCGCCACCATCAGGCGTTCAACTTCAGCACGCCCACTCACTTCAATTTGCCACGTTGTTGCACGAAAAGCAGGTAACCTAAAACCGTTATGCGGTATCTCACCTTCGCTTAACGAATATACTAACTTACCATCACCAAAAATCTTCAAAGACAATTGGTGAACCTCCGTTGATACCACACGCGCACATGACATCAATGAATCCACCGGTAATTGGAAAACTTTACTACGCCACAACCCTGACAAGTAATTATCCCCCCCTTGCCAAAGGCGCATTTCACTACCTTGAACTATGACCAATTGATCTCGTTCTAAATCTTCATAAGCACAATCCCATCGATTTGATAGCTCACGAAAATCCTGAGACACGGGATCAAAGATAAATCCACCACCACTATACAAAGCAATATACAGACCTTCTGAAACCCATGCTTTTATTGTATGAGGTTGCTTTGTTTGCCACTGTCGTCGTGTCATCAACTGATCTGTAATCGTTATTGCACCATCAGAACCAATGGCAACAAGCCCATCAGGAGATGCATAAATTACCGTACCATTAACGACAACCATAGATTCATTACTGACACAGGCTTGTTCACTGCCTATTTTAGTGCCATTAATCGCACTTGGTGTAACACCACTAAATATATAAGGATGTCCTTTAGTCACGACAACTAAGCTCGTACCAATAGCAGCAATACCCACTATCTGATGCTCTGTTGTTCCTCGATATTGTTTAGGCCATGCATAAGGTAAGAAAGCTTCTGAGAACATCACTTCATTACCTGCGAATCCGGCACAGATTCCATTTGCCATCACACAAAGGCCACGCATCTTTTCATCAGGAACATCGTACTGCCACGTTTCTAAAATAGGTGCATTAAGTGTTACAGCACTATCTATATATTCAGCTTGTGCAATGGGAAGTTCAGCTACAAGCATATACTCTGCGCTGACACTACTGGTCACTGTCCGATATAAGCGGGTATGTGTAATATTATGAGTATTAACATTAAGACGAGATAGCCCGACATAAATAGTGGAACCCGGCTTTTCGACTAATAGCTCTGCACTTGGTTTCGATGGTGCGCCTTCTTCACCAAAACGTGTCACAAATGTCTGGATATAGTAGCGGGTTTCATCATCAAAAATAGCAACCTGCCCAGGTTCAAGATCACTACCAGTTGAACTATCTATACGATTGATTACAGGTACAGAACTTGGTATCGGCACTCCTAGATCATAACTAGCGGCCGGACTAACAACACCAATCGCTATATCTTGAGCCGTCACTTTGGGTTTGTTTTCTCCCGTAAAGTACACACGCTGCCATTCATCTTGTGCCATTGGATTATGAATAGCTTCAATGGGTTTATTCCATAAAAACCAATGTTCATCGGTATATTTAAATACTGTTTTTGCCGATAGTGGTAACGAAGCCATCACTGTGTCATTACATAGTGGACGAATAATGCCATTTTCAAAGCAACAATCTTTGGCGATAACTGCCGCTTCATTAGGTAAAAGATGAGGTTTTAATCGTGGTATTTCACCACGCATGAGAGGAATAGTAATTAGCATCGACTACTCGCTTATTAAATCATTGATGATTATTAAGATCAGTCAATATCATCTTGCGTATAAGTGTATTGATAGATTCGTCCCTTCTGACTTGATGAAGGCGGATAGGTTAATGTTTTACGACTTAAATTAGCTTTAATGTAACTGCCATTAGAGGCATTAAACTTAAATATCAATTGATTAGCATAAGGATTTACAACAAAAAGATAAACATCAAACCAATCTCTCGCAATATTATGTGTGTGTATTTTGGTGAAGAAACGTTCATCGTGCGAGGTATGACTATAGACAACACAAGTCACACCCACAGGATCACCATTACCTGAGCGAATAATGATTCGATTGTGATCACATTGACAATATGAATTAACAGAAAACCCTGAACCACCAATAATCTCTATTTCTGCAGTACATCCATTTTGAGGGATATAAACCGCTGCAATTCTTACGTACTTATTGATATTCCCATCTATAGAGATTGGTAGCGATTTTAAAAACTCATACGTCATCGCACCTGCGAATATATTCTTATATTTGTACATCATTCCATCATTATCATATCCATCGTTATGGTTGATCTTTGGAATTGGATGAGTATGACCACCGCCTGATTTAGCATAAAGTTGGATTTCTGATGTTACATTACCCCCATCGTCTAGCCCCTCAATCGTCATCTTACCGCTACATTGAGGTGACTTATTGGAGACTAAACTATCAATATTTTTTGCGCTAACATACCGCGTATCAGACTCAGCTTTTGAATATGTTTCTAACCATTGCCTAATAGAATCCTGATTAGAACAAAAACGAATGTAGCTATCAGCGACATTATCGATACGAAAAGCTAATGCGCCTGAAAATACCGACTGATTACTAAAACCAGAAGAGAATAAACGCGCTTGAATATCACCATTACTGTCTCGCACTGGCACACTGTTCGCATTTGCTTCAACGGTATGTACTGTGTTCGGTACATGTTCTAAATCTACATCTGCCTTACTTAGCAGTACCACGCCACGCTTACCATTGATAGAAGTAACACTTTCAGTATTATCAATTTTATAATAGGTACCCATACTCGCTGAATAGACCAACGAGTCATCGATACCATATTCAATACCATTGACAGTTCCAGCTACAGTCACTTTCCAAAAACACGCCCTTTTTTCACCGTTAATATCGATTAAAGGTGATGGTGCAATGCCACTTGATAAATCAATACCACCTTGTTCTAACATTGCTCCCGATAAACTCGCAGCTGCAAGCTCTGCACGTCTAGCCGCTTCAACTGCTGTTTCTTTTGCTGTTAATGTTTGAGATAACCCTAATGAAACACTGACAGCTTTTTCTGTCGATACATTCGATTTATCTAAAGCAATCGCTGCGCTTGATTGTGCTGAATGCTCACTGGCTTCTGCCTTACTGGCATTGGCTAATGTATTCGCAGCTTCTTGCTTAGCAGTGTTTACCTGCTGTATTGCAACATTCGCTTTTTGAGTTGCGACAGTTGCACTCTCACCAGCAGCCACTGCGCTATGTTGGGCTAACTGGATATGACGAGCGGAGATATCAACTTGCTCTTGGATTTGCTGTTGTGAATGTTCCACATCAGCACCACGCTCTAACACTTGTTGTTTTGTCACTAATGAATCATTTGCAGATTGCTGAGCAGATTCTTTAGCTGTTTGTGATAACTGAGCAGATGAGTGTGCCCGTTCAGCTTCTCGATGAGATCTATCAGCTTGATTTTTTGCTTCATTGGCAATATCAATACGCATTACCACTTTCGCTCGTTCAACTTCTTGAGCTGCTTGTAAGGCACTTTCTCTTGCTGCTAATTGAGACTGTCTAGAAGCTTGCTGACTGCGATTTGCATTAATAACGTGAGTATCAATTTGTGCTTCAATCTGGACAATATCATTAAGTTTTTCATTAAAAAAATTACGAAACGACTCAAGCTGCAGCAATACTTTTTGAGACTGGCGAACACTTTTTAATGTTTCATCTCTATATTGTTTAGCCAGATGCATAAAATTAAAGGTTTGTTGGCTTTTAGCTGCAGTACTTCTTTCACTTAATACCGCCATATCTGCTGCAGCTTTTGCTTTTTGTAAAGAGGATGTGGCGCTATCACTAAAACTTTCAATCTTATTTCTTAACACTAATACTTGCTGCTGAATGCCATAAATATCACTATGAATAGTACGAGCGGCATCATATAACCCTAACGTGTCTGCTTTTACTTGTTGTGAGCGACTCAAGGCTTGATGGATTTGTGCTGCGCTATCAGTAACAGATTGTACTAAAACATCAATTTGTTGAGCCTTAGCTTCAGCCTCGTTTACCTTACTATCAATATCCATCATAAACGCATGATTACGTTCAATATTACCTTTAACATCGCGAGCAGATAACATTGCTTGATTTGCAGCATCAATCGTTTGTTGTACTAACTTCGGTAATATCGGTACCGTAATACCCACAAGACTATTTAATGAACCATCAGATGTTTTATCAGTGACAACCGTCTCACCCAAATATTCCACATCACTTTGCTTACTTGGCTGTGCATATAACGTATATGTACCTGGTAATAATTCAAACTGATAGTGTCCTTGGTTATCGGCTTTCATATAGACACTAGAGCCAATAAATACTGAGTTCGTAGTACTGGTTGCTACAATTTGTAATAGCCCATTCGCGATAGGTCTGTTTACTAAATCACGAAGAATGCCAAAGACAATCATGTATTACTCCATCGCTGCTTGTTTTAACGCACGTTGCTTAACTCGATCTGTTGTAACTTTCCCTGTTAAAGCAGCATTAAATACTTGGTAGTGTGTGGCGGCTTTCTGCGCTTCACTCGCATTTTCAGCGTCTTTACTAAAGGCACGATACAACATGAAATCTAACAGCATGCTGATATAAATGGTGGCCATACGAAGATCACCACCTTCAGTTGCTGTTAACAGTTGACTATATTGAACATCAATAACCGTTGCTTTATCAGGTACTGGATATAACCAGAACCATGTCAGCTCATCAGCAGATTTAGTCCAACATTTCGGCTGACCTTGGCTTGTTCGCCAGTCAGGATAAAAGCGGTTTAAAGTTTCCATCGGCGTAAACTGTCCTCGTACTGCTCCAATTTGCTCAACGGATAACAACATATGTGCATCATCGGGCAACGCAACGGGGTTACCTATCGCTTCAATCTTGATACGGGCAACAACAGCACTTGGCTTATAGGTAATCACCGCATTCAAAGCTTCATTAAGGTAATAAAGTAATTCAGGCTTTTGCCAACGCACAAACAATGGGTCTACCAATGCCGTTGCCGTTTGTGTTAATAACGCATCGACTGAAATCATTAGAAAAACTCCCTACGATAAACTGAGTAATTAAGTTCAAGGGCTGGCGTATGCTCTATTGCATAACGGTAAGCTTGACGGATAGCAGAGATAAACTCCCGCTGATTGTATTGCGCTAAATCAGGATTGAACCAAGATGTTGTTGGTTGTAATTGAAGAAGATTCGCAGCACCGGCACAAATACCGTCTACATAATCGTGAAGTAATACCTCTGGGAGTTGATCTGCATTGGTAATCGGCTCGGCCATTGCTGTGATCACCACGTCACTAAAATCAGCCTTAAATGTAATATCATCTCGACTGGCAACAACGAAATCATATCCCGCTTTTAAGGGCTGACCTTTGCTTGTCACATTAACAATACCAGCGCCTTTTAATTGTACTTTTCCTTTGATACCAACGTGATGGCTAATCATCGATACAGACTGACGTTCAAAGACGTCATCAAACTGACGAGTTTTAACCAGTATTTTGCTTTCACGACAAAACCGTTGTGCTGCTTTAACAATGACTATTTCCATTAATCCAGGTACAGGCACATCAACTAACATACGTAATGTGGGCACAAAATCAGACACAGGCACCATTGATTTATCCTCGAATAGCGTCACGAACTCGTAGACGGAAGTCATCAACTGACTCTTGTGCATCTTTTGCGTTAACAGCAAGATCATGTGCTTCAACTAACGTGGCCAACTTTACTGACGTCATTTTTGATAAATCAATAGATTGCCCTGCCAGTTCAACCACCATGCTATTAGCATAAGCTTCTGCTGCTAGTTGCGCTTGATGCTCACGTTCTTGTTGTGCTTTATCATCTGCTTCTATCTTTAGCTCAGTCTGAATCAACTCAACCTGTTCTTCTCGTACCCATACTTTGGGATATTGCAGCAGCATGTAAGCAACATCGGCTTCTACATCAACAGGCTTATTTTGAGGGAATATTAATAAAGAACCGGTGATCGTATCTTTCTTAAATGGCTTATCACCAATATAGGCAATGCTAATCTTTGACATGGTTATCCCCATAAAAAAAGCGCCCATAATGGGCGCTCTATCTCGTTTGATTTGTCGTTTAATTACTACTTAAAAACCAACTGATACATACTCTGGCATAACAGATATAGAACCCGTAGCCACAGCGTCTCTAACAATAACTGTAAGCACCGTTTTCTCGACGAGATAAAGAGGTTGAATAGGAATAACAACAGAGCCTTGCATCGCGACATCCACTGCAGATGCAATCACTGTATTGTTCAATTTAATATCCAATGTCACATCCTCCCCTAAACCTGATTCGGTTGCCACTCGAACACCAACCACCTCTAAACCAATGGGTAATTCAAGCGTATCAATTTCGGTATCAACGTCTGCTGCAATTACGTCAACTTTACCAAAGGCAATACTCAGATTACCTGCGGCACCTGCATACACAGTATCTCGCATGGTTTGTGCGATGACTTTAGCCATAACAAATCTCTCTATCGATACGAGATATCATCATCCCGTATATGTGGTGAATGAATTACAGCGTGACAGCTGTATCGAGTGCAATCACGCCATGATCATTGATACGCCCATTCTTATCAGCAAAGCGGATCTTTTTAAGACCATTCATCCATGCGATAGAAATCTCAGTACCGTTATCGTGGTCCACCTTTTTCTCTGTATATTTAAATTGGTTACCGCTGGAAGTTGAACCCCACGCATTCGCTAGTGCCTGCCCCCCTAAAAGAATGGCGCGATCAATAGTGGTCATTGCTTCAACGTGTTGAACCGTTGCTGCATTATCATTATTTGATACTTTCACTGCAGAGCCTTGGTTGAAACGAATTGGCATCCCTTTATATTTACGTACTAAGATATTGCCGCGCATGGCACATTCACCCGCAAAAACGGGATGACGGAAATTACGACCACGGTTAAGCGCTGATGCTGTTAACTGTTGCCAGTCTTTATAGCTCGATGTTTTCTGCCATGTTGCCCACTGGCGAGGCGTTACTTCAAGTAAATAGAAAGGCTCATCGCCCGCTAATTCATCCGCACCGAAACGAATCGGCTGTAAAGGATGTGCCATTTCTTCTAGATAAAGGCAAAGGTTATCCACGGCATCCATGTTGAAAATGTCTGCAGAATCGAGACTTTCAAATGATGTCGCATCCCCCCCAAAGAAATGACGGTCATAGGTTGGTGGCAAAATATCATTAACTAAAATATCACTGTATTCATTGTGACCTTCAAGCGGAACGATAATGTCATCATCAAAGTAATCACCACGCGCGCCGGCTAAATGAATAGTCGCAGCCTGATCTTGCAAGTCATTAAAATAAGGACCGAGCAAAGTGCGCCCTGCTTTGCGAATCTGATGCGTTGTTCGTTGCTGGCTCATCTTGCCACCAGCATCAACCATGTGACGACCTTGATTGATTTTTAGTTCAAAGCTTGAAAACTCAAGGTTCTCACCACGACCTTCTAACTTCTTGTCTCCCATTGTTGGACGCTTAGAAAGCTTGTGGACGATCTGCATATCAACAGATTCACCCGCTTGTTTCGTTAAATCTGAGATACGTACAATCGGTGCATGTGCCGACGTTTGTGTATTGCCTTTCTTATCGCCCATGGCTTGCTTTGGCGCTTCTTCCGTCAGCATATTCACAAAGCTGCGATTTCGGTTAGCGGCAGTAAACAGCGCAACTTCTTGTAAATGTTTCGCCTGCGCTGGCGTAATAGTTGTCATAGCAACTCCTAGAAACAGAAAAACCCGCACAATGGCGGGTTTAGGTATGTAATGAACTAATGGTTAATAATCAGCTTGATCTAAGAGCGCATCAATTTGATCAGGTGTCATTGTCGACATCAAGTTTTGCAAATCAGCATTGTTCATATTAACAGCCTGTTGCAATACCGTTCCCTGATGTTGATTGGATGCGCCTACAAGTGACGGACTCTCGGGTAAAGATTCCGCTGCGGCTTTCTCTTTTTGTTCTGCCACCTCACGAACTTGAGCGTCATCTACTGTTGGCTCAATGACAGATTTAACTTCTGGCACTGATTCAGAGGTAGATAATGTTTCTCCAAAAGCAGCTTTCGTTCGACGAACTACCTCTTCAAAACGTTCACGCTGTGGCTTTTCTGACCACGTTGGATCCGCTAATAAACGATCATCAATATCGAGCGCAAGAGACCATTTATCACCTTTCTCATCCATCCAACCATTCAAATCTGTATTGGATTTAATATCATCTAATACAGGATTACTGGTTGATACATCAGTAACAGGTGCTGTGTTAGCAGTAACGGCATCAATCTTTGCCATCAGGCTTGTAATGAATGGCGCTAACTCAGGATAGTTCTCACGTAAATCATCGAGTTGTTTATCGTTGACGGTTAAATTTTCAGGTAGGTCATCAAGATCAACGCCCAATTTCTGTAATTGCTTATCACGCAATTCAAGTAAACGACTTTGCTGATCATACTCTGGCTGCTTCTGCTTCATGTCGGCAATCTGTTGACGCAAACGTTCAGACTCTCGACGCTCAGCTTCCAGCACATCGTATGGAATAATATGTTCACCATCTTTGGCGACAATTACTTTCTTTTCGGGCTGTTCGTCACTCTGATCAACAATCACATCATCCGTAGTTGGCGGGACTACGTTCGTATCGCCTTCTGATGGTGGAATTGCTGGTTCAGTTGATGCAACTTCAGCAATAATGGGCTCTGATATTGCTGGTAATGGTTCGTCAACCACTTCGGCATCATCAAGACTATCCAATATTGCTTCTAGTTCATCGAGTGTTTCATTACCTGTAATTTCAATCGTCATAGGTTAACTTCTCCGGTTGTAGACGTATCGCTGTCTGTGCGGATAAAGGCATTAAGAAAAACCCTTATCCCCAAAAACAGGCATAAAAAAAGCCACATCCCTTTCGGGTGCGGCTTAACACAATAGTACTTATCGATATTTTCATTCTGGGATAAATATGACAGCCACCATTATAAAGAGTAAAAATCTGGAGATATCGATTACTCATGTTTATACCCACATCCATGTGGTTACTTATTATGATTTGGTATTAACAACACTTATACTTATACTTTATATTTATTAGAGTAAATATTCTTATTTTTGGCATCAATAAAAAAAACCGCATCCCTTTCAGGTGCGGTTTTAGATAATAGAATCAGAATATATTAGATTCAGGTAGAGTCAAGACGACTACCACACAACAAAAACGGGGGAATTTTACTGTTTATATTCACTTCCATGTGATTTTTAATCCTTGTTTACACGCTATACTTAGTACAGGTCTATAGCTGTCTCTTATACACATCTCCGAGCCCACGAGACGCTCATGAATC